CATAACTTGCTAGGCGAAGCTAAACTAGTGTTTAGTGCTAACCTACAAGAAACACTTGGCATTAGTTGGTATGAAGGTGCATTAGTAGATGCAATTCCTATGGTTCCAGATAGACTAAGTTATGCTGAAATGGCATTACCCGAGTTTAAGTATCCGAGCGAATGGACTGAAAACTATGATGCGTATCTGCATCACAAGGACAAAGTTATTGCACAAATTGTAAACTATATGGAAAACTTTACTGACTTACAAGTATCACTAGAAAAACAACGTACAAAACTTAACAAAGACTTTTTTAGCGGAGCAGCATTGTATGACACAATCAAAGGATAATACTATTACAATTGACCTAAGTGATTACTCGTTAGATTCTGACAGTAGTTTTGTTACTTCTTCTAGTATGGATAGTAGTTATACTATAAGTAGTAGCTCGATTGATACAGATAACATAAGTGAAATTAGTTTCGATTGGGGTAACATTAACATTGTTCCTGTATTATGGACTGAAGCATTACCTGATGTCGATACTGTAAATGCTATGTGTAATGAATATCCTGCACTTGCAAAAGCATACGAAAACTTTAAAACTGTGTATAAATTAGTAGAACAAGATTACAAAGGCAAACAAGAAGATGATTAAGAAACATTATTATAGCTGGACTGATATTGAACGTATGTGTGTAAGCATCGTTAATCAAATGTACACTGACAACTGGCGTCCTGATTACATTGTAGGTCTTACACGCGGTGGCAATGTGCCTGCTACTATTATTAGTAATATGACTGGCATACGTTGCGAAGCACTTAAAGTAAGTTTGCGTGACGATGACATGGGTCCTGAAAGTAACTTGTGGATGTCAGAAGATGCGTTTGGATACAACGATGGCACAATTGTTTCAGCAGGTCCTTTACATAAGAATATTTTAATTGTAGATGATATCAATGATACTGGTAGTACATTTAATTGGATCAAACAAGATTGGCAAGCAAGTTGTTTACCAGATGATTCTAGATGGGAACGTGTATGGGATCAGAATGTTCGGTTTGCTACATTAACAGAAAACCTAGCAAGCGATTTTAGTCAAGTACGATACACTTGTCATGAAATCAACAAAGCAGAAGAAGACGTATGGCTCGTTTATCCTTGGGAAAATGTAGCCGAATACTAAATCATAATAAGGAAAGGAAATGATTTTGAAAGAACAATTAGTAAAAGCCGCACGTATGCATGCCGAAGGTGAGCTAGAACGTGCAAAAACAAATATCATGGTGTATATGAATCAAAGTGTTGGCATTGGTGAACACAGCGATATTGTAGAAGCTATTCAGGAAGAACTTGACAAGATGGCAAGTGCAACTGATCGTATTGAAATGTTAGAAAAATATTTTAGTGCTTGACAAAAACCTAAATACAATGTATAATTTAAACTATATTGTACATTGTATATGACATCCTCGTCAATAACTCGGAGAAATAAATGAGCAAAAGTGAAGAAATTAAAGCCCGCCTAGTACAGGCAAAGCAACGCTACTGGGCCGGTGACAACATTAGTGCAGTGTTGCAAGAAGGCGATAAAGAACAACTTATCAACGAAGCTACTACAGCATTTGAAAGTGTACTAGATGCACTTGTAATTGATAGATATCAAGATCCTAACAGCAAAGGCACAGCACATCGCCTTGCTAAAATGTACTACAATGAGATTATGGCAGGACGTTATGATGCGGCACCTAGTGCAACTGCATTTCCAAACGACAGCGATGATCGCTATGAAGGTATGTTGGTAGTGCGTTCGGAACTAAAGAGTATGTGTTCACATCACCATCAGCCAGTAGCTGGTATTGCGTACATTGGTATTATTGCCGCAGACAAACTAATTGGTCTAAGCAAGTACACACGTATTGCACAATGGTGTGCTAGACGCGGAACACTGCAAGAAGAACTTGCTAATGATATTGCTAGAGAGATTCAAGCCGCAACTAATGCAGAACACTTAGGTGTGTACATTCAAGCAACACATGGCTGTTGTGAGAATCGCGGCATTATGGCACACAGTAGTTTAACACAAACTACAGTACTACGTGGTGCATTTAAAGATGACCATGGCACAAAGAAAGAGTTCTTTGATAATATTAAACTACAACAGGAGTTTAGTTGCTAATGGGTGATTATATTGCAGTGCGTATAGCACAAGTGTTTATTGTAGCAGTATTTGTTATGGGAATGATCGGTTTAGGTATTGAACTATATACAGGAAGGTTGCCGCTATGAAACTAAGATACTCAGAAGCGTTTTATAGTGTGCAAGGTGAAGGTAAATTTGTAGGAGTACCTAGTGTATTCCTGCGCACTTTCGGTTGTAACTTTCGTTGCATGAACTTTGGTACAGATGAAAAACGTAACCGAACAGAATTACACGCTGACGGTATTAAACACAATCCTGAAGTAGCAGATTTAATTGCTAAGGATGTACACAAAACAACTAAAGAGTTTAATGACTTGCCTATTATACATACAGGCTGTGATACATACGCAAGTATCTATCCAGAGTTTAAACACTTTAATCGACAAGCAACTGTAGACGAAGTAGTTGAACACTTGCTATCGCTCACTCCGAATGGTAAGTGGGTGCAAGATAATGGACAAGATGTTCATTTGATTATGACAGGCGGAGAGCCGCTACTTGCTTGGCAACGGTTGTATGTTGAGCTATTCGAACACCCACGTATGCAGGATTTAAAAAATGTTACATTTGAAACAAACACTACACAAGTACTCAAAGACGATTTCTTTGATTATCTCAGCAATCAAGAGCGATTTGAAGTCACTTGGAGTTGTTCCCCAAAACTTAGTGTCTCAGGAGAACCTTGGGAGACTGCTATTAAGCCTGATGTTGCTAGTCAGTATAACAGTGTTAATGGTAGTGAACTTTATCTTAAGTTTGTTGTGGCTACTAATGATGACTTTGAAGAAGTTAAAAGAGCTGTGGACGCTTACAGAAGTGCCGGGGTACAATGTCCGGTATACCTTATGCCGTTGGGTGGACGCAGTGAAGAATACGCCCTCAACGTTAAAGACGTGGCGGAAGCGTGTATGGCAGAAGGATGGAGATTTACCCCAAGGCTCCACATATCCTTATTCGGAAATGCATGGGGCACTTGATCAAGTGCAAAAAGAAAAACTTGATAAAGCAATGCAAGCACCTATTAACAAAAACTTAGACGAAGAACTAAGACAAAAAGGACTAATATGAATCACATTTTTACAAGCGAATCAGTAAGTGACGGACACCCAGATAAGGTAGCAGATCAAATATCTGATGCGCTTGTTGATGCTGGATTAGCCGCAGGCGATACAACAACAAGAGTAGCAGTTGAAACACTAGTAACTACCAATATGGTTACTCTAGCAGGAGAAGTTAAGAACTTTAATGTAACTAGAGATGAAGTAGAAAACATTGTTCGAAACAAAGTTAAAGAAATTGGCTACGATCAGAATGGATTTTCTTGGCACAAGTTAAAGTTATATAATGAAATACATGAACAAAGTGCAGACATTGCACTAGGTACAGACGACTTTGGTGCAGGAGATCAAGGACTTATGTTTGGTTATGCTTGCAATCATACCGATAGTATGATGCCTGCACCTATTCATTACAGTCACAAGATACTAGAAAATTTAAAAGCAAAGCGTGGTAATGTATTAGGTCCTGATGCTAAGAGTCAAGTAAGTGTCGAGTACAATGGCGCAAGACGTGAAGGTGTTATCAAACGTATTGATCAAATTGTAGTTAGCACACAGCACACAGAAGGTTGTATAGAAGAAGCAAGACATTTGTGTAAACTTGCAGCAATGGAAGAACTAGGAAACTTAATTGATGAAAACACTGTATGGCATCTTAATCCTACTGGTAACTTTGTTATTGGTGGTCCTGATGGTGATAGCGGACTTACTGGACGTAAAATTATTGTGGACACTTATGGTGGTTTTGCTCCTCATGGTGGCGGTGCGTTTAGTGGCAAAGATCCAACAAAAGTCGACCGAAGTGCAGCCTACATGGCACGATGGCTTGCCAAAAATGTAGTAGCAGATGAAATGGCAGACTGGTGTAACATACAACTAAGTTACGCTATTGGTGTTAAGCAACCTACAAGCATTTATGTTGATTCAAATGGACACAATCGCAGTATTGAAAAGTTTATTCGAAACGAGATTGATCTAAGTCCAAAAGGAATCATTGACAGATTTGACTTATTCAACTATACTAATTATAGTAACAATTGTACTTACGGACACTTTGGTGACAAAGATGTGCCTTGGGAAAGGATAGGATGGTAATATGAAAAATTTTATAAAAAAACTAACTGGTATGGATAAAGTAGAAGCTGAGAAAGCGCAAGTTGAATCTGAAAAGATGGAACTTCTTAAGCAACGCGATCCTAAAGAATACCACACACGCAAAAAAGAACCTTGGGTTAATGTAATTGATGTTAAGGTTAATGAACAAAATGTTCGCAACGGCTTTTTTGAACTTGATTGGAACAAATACTTTATTGCTCAACTTGTGCAAGCAGGATATGGAGTTGACAATGATCCAGAAGAGGAAATTGTAGATCGTTGGTTCCGTGATATTGTTTATAATATGTTGGAAGAAGATGGTCAAAGTACTGATAGAGGCGCAGGATATATTAATGTTGTTCCTATTAGTAAAGGTAAGGCAGAAGTTAGTTGACAATGATGTGTAACTATGTTATACTATATTTAAATTAACACAATAAAAGGCAATACAATGGCAACTTATGTACTAGTAGATACTGCAAATACTTTCTTTAGAGCTCGGCACGTTGTACGCGGCGATATTGATACAAAAGCAGGCATGGCAATTCATATTACACTCAACAGTGTAAAGAAAGCATGGACTGACTTTGATGCTGATCATGTTGTGTTTTGTTTAGAAGGACGTAGCTGGCGTAAAGACTATTACGAACCTTACAAGCGCAATCGACAAGTAGCACGTGATGCACTTACTCCTGCACAGCAAGAAGAAGATACTGTGTTTTGGGAGCTCTTTGATGAGTTTAAAGACTTTGTTAGTGAAAAAACTAACTGTACTGTTATGCGTCATTCGCAGCTCGAAGCAGATGATTTAATTGCAGGTTGGGTACAAGCACACCCTAATGACAATCATGTTATTATTAGTACTGACGGCGACTTTGCACAACTTGTTAGTCCTCGTGTACGTCAGTACAACGGTGTTAGTAATACTACAATTACACACGAAGGTTACTTTGATGACAAAGGTCTTCCTGTAATTGACAAGAAAACTAAAGAGCCTAAGGCAGCACCTGTGCCTGACTTTATGTTGTTTGAAAAGTGTATGCGTGGCGACACTAGTGACAATGTGTTTAGTGCTTACCCTGGTGTGCGTACAAAAGGCACTAAGAACAAAGTTGGCCTTAACGAAGCATTTGCAGACAAAGACACTAAAGGCTTTAACTGGAATAACATGATGCTACAGCGTTGGACTGATCACAACGGCGAAGAGCATCGTGTACTAGATGACTATCAGCGTAATGTTGTACTATGTGATTTGACTGCACAACCTGCAGATATTAGAGAGATAATTAATACTACTATTGCAGAAAATGCAAAGCCTAAAGAAGTATCGCAAGTAGGCATGCGTCTTATGAAATTCTGTGCTAAATGGGATATGCAACGTATTGCAGATCAGGCACAACATTATGCACAACCATTACAAGCGAGGTATCCAGTATGACATTGAAAGCAAAACCTGTATTAAAAGATAAGTTTTGGATCATCGAAAACAACGAAGAACGAATTGGCACTATGTCATGGAATGACGATAGATACATGTTTTCTAGTCAAGTAGAAACATGTTTCTTTGATAATAAAAGACAAATGAAGCAAAGATTTGGCGCAGATATTATATGGAACGATGTTACTCCTAACAAAGAAGTAGATACTGAATCTGCCTATATGGTACATGGATTTCCTACTAGTGTCCGACCACATAATACAGTGTTTGATATTAAACGTAAACTTCCGTTGTTTACTAAAAGTGATAGTTCAAAAAGTTCGTATTGTGCAGGATATTATATTATTCGTTTTGAAAAAGGTTGGGTTAAAAGTTTTTGTCCTAAACTAATTACTATTGAACGGTACGAGTCTAAAGGACCTTTTAAGTCAGAAATGGAAATGAGACTGGAATTACGCCGTGCAAAAAATTGAACCACTCAACACTATTCCTTTACAGCAGTTTCTAAATGCTGTAAAGTCTGCTGAACAAAGTCGCTCAAGAGAAATAAAACTTGATATTGCTACTGCCAAAACTTTAGCATTTACATTAGGAATTGTTATGAGTCGTTTACACGGAGATTTAGAAAAACTGGTAGTTGAATCTAATAATAAAGATGACGAAATGATACAAATTAACTTAGATGGCGGGTCCAACTTTTAATATACGCAGTTAAAAGGATAAATATATACGTAGTTAATAAGAGGATTACGTATATGAGCAGACCTAAACCTAAAGTTATTTTAGAAAATATCAATAATAAAACTTATAAAAGTGAACAAATTTTAGAAGCAGAAGCTATATGGGCAGTGTTTTATAAAGATAAAGCATTTAACCTAAAAAGCGCAAATGCTCTCACTAATTATCCTGGTCCTAAGTATAAAAAGACTAGTTTTTCAAATCCCGGACACGCTCACAATCTTGCAAAAAAGATGAACTTAATGTTCAAATGTGAAGATTTTAATGTTCACAAACTCACTAGCGGTGAAGTAGTTACAGAAGAATGAACTGGAAAGAAACTTATACTAAACTCTTTTTAAAAGAACTAGGTAAAAGTACAAATCCTGCATCTGTACAAGAATACATGCCTCTTTGGTGGAAGAATAATAGAAACAAAGATGAAGGCGGATTGCGTTTGACCGAGGCAGGGTTCGATGTCCTAACTTTAATAGACTTGACAACATATGACATACCATATCCGAGAGATGTACCATTATCTACTCAGGTTATTATACATCTTGATAAGTTTATCGACTGTCCTTATTACTTGACCAACCGAAGTATTATAGTAACGAACGAAAAGAAAGCAGTCGAATTAACTCTTTTCAGCGGCGACTTACGCAAATATGGGCTTACAAAAGCAATTACTAGACAAAAAAAATCCTAAGTTGTTGTTTTTAAACAAATTCTTTTTTTAGATAATGGTTGACAAATCCTGTAGATGTGTTATTATATATGTATAGTTTAAATAAATGCACTGATATAAACACAGAGGGAAATACAATATGGATACTTCAACACGCACAGTTAGCCCAAATGGCGCAAAAGCAAGCATTAAACATGCTCTGTTAAAGCAACGTCCTATCTTTTTATGGGGACCTCCAGGTATTGGTAAATCCGATATCGTTCGCCAGGTTAACGATACGTTTTCAAATTCACATTTGATTGACATTCGTTTGTCGCTATGGGAACCTACAGATATTAAAGGTATTCCGTACTTCGACAGTAACTCCGGCACAATGGTTTGGGGTGCGCCTAATGAACTTCCAAGCGAAGAATTTGCAGCACAGTTTGACCATATCACATTGTTCTTAGATGAGATGAACTCGGCAGCGCCAAGTGTACAAGCGGCAGCATACCAGTTGATTCTAAATCGTAAAGTAGGACAATACAAACTACCTGACAATGTATCAATTGTTGCCGCAGGTAACCGTGAAGCAGACAAAGGTGTTACATATCGTATGCCTGCTCCGTTGGCCAACCGCTTTATCCACTTAGAGCTTGCAGTTAGTTTTCCAGATTGGTTTGAGTGGGCAGTAGACAACAAACAACACAATGATGTTGTAGGTTACTTAACATTTGCAAAGAAAGACTTGTATGACTTTGACCCTAAAAGTTCAAGTCGTTCTTTTGCAACACCTCGTTCATGGTCATTTGTTAGTGAATTACTAGAAGATGACCTAGACGAAAACACCACTACTGATTTAGTAGCTGGTGCAGTTGGAGAAGGCTTGGCTGTCAAATTTATGGCACACCGCAAGGTTGCTGCAAATATGCCTAACCCATCCGACATCCTTGCAGGAAAAGTAACAGAGATGAAAACAAAAGAAATCAGTGCAATGTATTCCTTGACTGTTTCACTTTGTTACGAGTTGAAAGAAGCTTCAGACAAGAACGATAAAAAGTTTGATTCCAAAGTCAACAACTTCCTGCGCTTTTCAATGGATAACTTCGATACCGAGTTAGTTGTTATGGGCATTAAGCTCGCACTAACACAGTACGGATTGCCCATTGATCCAGACGAAGTGGAGTGCTTTGATGAATTCCACGAACGTTATGGCAAATATATTAAGGCTGCACAAGAGGCTTAATATACAAATGGACGGGTTTTAAGAGCCCGTCCATTATTTTGAATTAAAATAATGGTTGACATATATATTAATGATGCTATAATATATGTATAAGTTAACAAAAAGGGCAATGAATATGAGTACTAAAGACACAGCAAGTAAGTTAAAAAACTTTACTCCAGATCCGGATATTACGCCCGAAGCATTAGAAGCAATGCGTGTAGAAGTTATGGATCGTATTATTACTGCACGTATCGGTCTTTTACTACGTCATCCATTCTTTGGCAATATGGCTACACGTTTGAAGATTGTTGCTGCCGATGATTGGTTGCCTACTGCGGCTGTAGATGGTCGCAATCTTTATTACAACACACAATTCTTTAACGCAATGAACAATAAAGAAATTGAATTTGTTGTTGCACACGAAATTTTGCATATGGTATTTGACCATATTGGTCGTAGAGAAGATCGTAATCCAATGATCTATAACATCAGTGCAGACTATATTGTAAACAATACACTAGTGCGTGACCGCATTGGTGTTATTCCTAGCATTGTAAGTTGCTACCAAGATTTTAAATACGAAGGCTGGACCAGCGAAGAAGTATACGATGATGTATACGAGCAAGCTAAAAAGAATGGTGAAGAATATCTAAAGCAACTTGGCGAAATGCTAGACGAACACCTCGACATGGACGGTGACGAAGGTAGCTCAGACGGTGATATGGGCGAAGACAGCAACGGTAACGCTACAAGCAAAAGCAAGCCTAAATATTCTAAAGAAGAAGAAAAGCAGATTAAAGATGAGATCAAAGAGAATATGATCTCTGCGGCACAGAGTGCAGGTGCAGGCAATGTCCCAGGTGCGGTACAACGTATTATTAAAGAGCTTACAGAGCCTAAGATGAACTGGCGTGAGATTATTCGACAGTCAGTGCAAAGCACAATTAGAAGTGACTATACATTTAGTCGTCCGAGCCGTAAAGGACAAATGAGCGGTGCTATTTTGCCTAGCATGGACTTTGAAGATACAATTGATATTGCTGTATGCATTGACATGAGTGGTTCAATTGGAGAAGTACAAGGCAAAGACTTCTTAGGTGAGATCAAAGGCATCATGGAAGAGTTTCCAGACTACAATATTAAAGTATGGTGCTTTGACACTAGAGTGTACAACGAAGAAGACTTTGAAGCAAATGACGGCAAAGACTTGTTAGACTACGAACTAATGGGCGGTGGCGGCACTGACTTTATGGCTAATTGGACATACATGAAAGAACAAGACTATGTTCCTAAGAAACTTATTATGTTTACAGACGGCTATGCTTGGGATAGCTGGGGTGATCCAGACTACTGTGACACAGTATTCCTTATCCACAGCAACCGTGATAAAAACTTAGAAGGACCGTTTGGTACATCAGTACACTACGATGCGGCTGCATGATTAAGAATAAAAAAGTAAATCCATTAAACGTATTTGAAGTGAGGCAAGTTAAATCAGCTTTGCCCCACTTTGAGTATGTTAACCTGCCAATGAAATATAATTTAGAAGAAAGTTTAGTCAAATGGATTAAACAAAATCTAAAGAATAGATTTTATGCTGGTAAAAATGTAAGTTTAGATAGTGATAACAAGTTCGTACAGGTACTAACTGTAGGTTTTGAAGAAACAAAAGACATGAGTTATTTCATGTTAGCTTGTCCACATTTAAAGTACAAATAAATAAACTGCGCATATATAATATAACAAGGAGATAATTATGAGCGAAGAAACACAAGTCGAAACAGAAGTTACAGAAACATCTGAAGCTACTACTGAGACACCAGGACCTGACTTAACAATTCAAGACTTGCAAGCACTAAAAAGTATTATTGATGTTGCAAGCCAAAGAGGCGCATTTAAGCCTAACGAAATGATGACTGTTGGTCAAACTTATGGTAAACTAGAAACATTTTTAGCAGCCGTTGCACAACAGCAGCCTGCACAAGGAGCATAATATGTTAAAACACGTAGGCCGAATGGTCAGAAATCAAAGAAGAGTAATAGTTGCTTACAAAGTAGTACCAGGCGAGCCTGATAACTGTGTAGTAGTAACAACAGAAAATTTAGATGCTGGCGATCATGATGCATTGATCAAGTTGGTTGAATCTCCTGCAGGACAAGAAGCAGACGATCTAGCTACTGTAATGATGCGTACTCAATTAGCCGACGGCGCTAACATGCTTGCACGTTTCCATACAACTGGTAAAATGATTAAAGCAAAGACTTCTGAAATTGAAATGATTCCTAATCAGAATACATCCATTAAACTAAGTGAGCTCAATGAAGCAATTGCATCTCAAAAAGGTGTAACAGTAGCTGATTTGGCTGTTAAAGGTCCAGATGGCGCAACTATACAACCTACTAAAGACGCAAGCGGCCCAGCAATGACTGCTAGTGAAATGGCAGCGGCGGCAAGTGTAGCACCTATTGCAGAAGACGGTGTAATTTCTGATGAATCACTTGCTAAAAAATTCCGCAGTGACGCTGATAGACTAAGCAAAGAAGCAGCAGAATTACGCAGACAAGCAGAGGAATTGGTTCCAACTAAAAAGAAAGCAGCACCGAAGAAGACTGCTGCTAGTGTCTAAAAATAATCTGCCTCCCGAAGTAATTAGCCATTGGCCAGAAATTTTCAAAGATGTTGAAATTAAAGCTGTGCCCATCGAGTATATACACACTATACATGTATACTTTCACGATGGAAAAATTTGGCAAATAGACATGGATGAACAAAAAGCAAAAGATGCCAACGATTTAAACGGCATTGAAAACAGTCTAGAAACATTTCTAGAACAATATAATGACGAAATCTCCCATGTAGACTTTAGACTTAATACTACTAAAGTGGTCCAAGATGTTAAGAGCCGTACTAAAAGTTTTATGAAGAAAAGAAAATAGATTCTAAGTTATCTTTAAAAATGTATAAATACTAGTAATAGATATTCTAGGAGTATAAACAATGGCTTTACGTCTAAGACGCGGCACAGATGCAGAACGCTTGCTAATAACACCCGTAGAAGGTGAATTAATCTACACCACTGACACCAAATTGTTATATGCTGGTGACGGCACAACTGCTGGAGGAACATTAGTTACAGGAGCAGGTGGTGGCGCAGCAACATTGGATGCACTTACAGACACCGATTTAAGTGGTACTGAAAATGGCGATGTATTGGCATTCAACTCAGGAACCAATAAGTGGGAACCTGCGTTAGTACCTGGTGTTGGTACGTTTGCGTTAAACGATATTAGTGATGTTTATATTAATACAAGTACTCTTCGTACAGGTGATTTTTTAAAACTAGACGGCGCAGGAAACTTTACCAACCAGCCCCTTACTGAATATTTTGCTGAAAATATGAATTGGGCTATCAATGTTATTGGTGTCGATTCAACTGTACTTGTCGACTCAGACAACAGTGTACTTAGAGGAACATTAGTAGGTGATGTTACAGGTGATGTTACAGGCGATACAGCAGGTACACATACTGGATCAGTTGTTGGCGATCTAACAGGTAATGCTGCAGGATCACACACAGGTACGTTTGACGGTGAAGTAACAGGTAGTGTGTTCAGCGACGATTCAACAATATTAGTAGACGGAGTCAACAGTGAGATTGTCGGTAATGTAAATAACGATACTATTACCACAAAAGATCTTGCATCAGGTCCAATAACAGTATCTGGAATTGGAAGGTTTGGCAATAAAGCCGGCATTGAAATTATTAGCGATGGTAACGCCGACGACGGTTTTTCACTATTTGACATCACAGCTTCTAAAGAAAGTGACGTTGGGTCAGCAATAAACATAACAAGATCACGCGGTACTCCAGCGGCACCAACTGCACTACAAGCCGACGATGAAATTATGGGGATTAACTACTTTGGTTATGACTCAGACAATGTAGCGGCTGTGGCAGCAGTAATTCAAGTTGCAGTAGATGGTACAGTAGGATCAGGCGCAGTTCCAGGTTCAATATTA